GCGCAGTGCGGTGATGTATGGGCCCTTGGAAATCACGGGATGGGCTGCGGAGCCAGCCCGGACCCGGCCATGGTAGACCTGCTCATGGATGGTATCAGAGCGAATCTCATCGTGACGGATCCCCCTTACAACGTAGCCTATGAGTCTGCGGACGGAAAAAAGATCCAGAACGACAGTATGGCAGATGAGCAATTCTACGAGTTCCTGCTGGCGGCTTTCCGAAACATGGCGGCGCACATGGCAGAGGGTGGGAGCGCGTATGTTTTCCACGCCGATACGGAAGGCCTGAACTTCCGCCGGGCGTTCAAAGAGTCCGGGTTCCACATTTCCGGTGTCTGCATCTGGGTGAAGAACAGCCTGGTGTTGGGACGCTCACCGTACCAGTGGCAGCATGAACCGATCCTGTTTGGCTGGCTGCCCAATGGAAAGCACAAATGGTTTGCTGACAGAAAGCAGTCCACCATCTGGAATTACGACAAGCCGAAGCGGAATGGTGAGCATCCGACAATGAAGCCCATCCCGCTGCTGTGCTATCCCATCAAGAACAGCAGTGCGCCCAACGCGGTGGTGATGGATCTGTTCGGTGGCAGCGGCTCCACCCTGATTGCCTGCGAGCAGACAGATCGGATTTGCAGGACCATGGAACTGGATCCGAAGTACGCTACGGTCATCGTAGAGCGTTTTCACGCGGACTATCCGGATCAGGAAATCACTGTGCTGCGGGATGGACAGCTTCTTCCGTACAGTGAAATTGTGAGCGTATGAAGATGATTGCCGGGAGGTGAGAAAGATGGCAGTCAGAGGACGCAAGCCGCTGCCCACGGCATTGAAGATCCTGGAGGGAGACCGGGGCAAAGGCAGGCGGCCTGTAAACCGCAACGAGCCGGTGCCACCCACCAACACTCTGAAGTGTCCGGCGTGGCTGATGCCTGAGGCGAAAAAAGAGTGGAAACGGATCGGTCCGTCGCTGATGGCGATGGGCATTCTTACGGATCATGACATGGAGGCCTTTGCCGGCTACTGTCAGGCGTACGCACGCTGGCGGGAAGCCGAGGAGTTTCTCTCCCAACACGGCACGATTTTCAAAACCCCTTCCGGTTATGTACAGCAGTTGCCGCAGGTGAATATCGCAGCTCAGAACCTGAAGATCATGCAATCCTTCTGTTCTGAGTTCGGCCTGACTCCGGCCAGCCGGGCACGGCTTTATGCCAACAGCAATGATAGTGCTGGCGGGGATGATCCGATGGAGATTGTGCTGAAGGGTGGCTGGCAGGATGCTCAGTGAGGAGAAGGCCCGCCGGGTGATCCAGTTCATCGAATGCCTGAGGCATACAAAAGGCGAGTTTCACGGGCAGCCATTCCGGCTACTGCCCTGGCAGGAGAAAGTGATCCGTGATGTGTTCGGTACGGTCCGGGACGATGATCCTACCCGACGGCAGTACACCACTGCGTACATAGAGATACCGAAGAAAAACGGCAAGAGTGAGTTGGGAGCAGCCATCGCGCTGAACATGCTGTGTAACGATGACGAGCAGCGGGCTGAGGTGTATAGTTGTGCGTCAGACCGGCAGCAGGCCGCCATCGTGTTTGATGTGGCTGTTGACATGGTCAGGCAATCCCCAGCGCTGAGCAGGCGGATCAAGATCATCCCCTCTACCAAGCGGATGGTGTACCAGCCCACGGGGAGCATCTACCAGGTGTTGTCATCTGAGGTAGCCACCAAGCACGGTTTGAATGTGTCCGCCTGTATTTTCGATGAGCTCCATACACAGCCTACACGGGCCCTCTACGATGTTATGACCCAGGGCTCAGGCGATGCCCGGAAACAGCCACTATGGTTTTTCCTTACCACAGCAGGGACAGACCGCAACAGCATCTGCTGGGAGGTTCACCAGAAGGCGCTGGATATCCTGGAGGGACGCAAATCGGATCCCCGGTTTTATCCCGTGCTCTTCGGCCTTCCGGATGACGCCGATTGGACGGATGAGAAGAACTGGTATCTTGCGAATCCGTCCTTGGACCAGACCATCATGATCGACAAGGTCCGCGACGCCTTTCATAAGGCACAGGAGACACCGGCGGATGAGAACATGTTCCGCCAGTTGAGGCTGAATCAATGGGTGAAGCAATCCATCCGCTGGATGCCCATGGACAAATGGGATGCCTGCGGTGATGAATATGATGAGGAAGACCTCGAGGGCAGGATCTGCTACGCCGGGTTGGATCTCTCCTCCACCAGTGACCTGACGGCGCTGGTGCTGGTCTTTCCGCCTACTGTCACGGATCCCCGATACCGGATACTGCCTTTCTTCTGGCTGCCGGAGGAAACGTTGTCCCTGAGGGTGCGCCGGGATCATGTGATGTACGACGTGTGGGAGCGGCAGGGATTCATCCGGACAACCGAAGGGAACGTTGTACATTACGGCTTTATCGAGGAATTCATCCGGCAGCTCGGTGAACGGTATGACATCCGGGAGATCGCCTATGACCGATGGAACGCCAGCATGATGGTGCAAGCGCTGCAGGATGATGGCTTCACCATGGTTCCCTTTGGACAGGGCTTCCGGGACATGAGCAACCCGACGAAGGACCTGATGCGTCTGGTGCTGGAGGGCTCGTTAAGGCATAACCGGCACCCTGTACTCCGGTGGTGCATTGATAACGTGTTTGTCAGGACGGATCCGGCTGGGAATATCAAGATCGATAAAGAAAAATCCACCGAGAAGGTGGACGGAGCGGTAGCACTGGTGATGGCCCTGGACCGGGCGCTGAAGAACGAGAATGCCGCTGACAGTATCTACGATGTCCGCGACATGCTGACCTTGGACTGGTAAAGGAGGCGATGTCCAATGCCGAGACTTCCCCCGAGGCCATGCCGGTATCCCGGCTGCCCTGGCTTCTGCATGCCCGGGAAGGTGTTCTGTGCTGAGCATATCATGTGGAGCGGCGAGCGCCTGCGTGGCGGGGCGGACGCCCGGGGATACAATGCCCGGTGGCGCCGGGAGCGTGCTGCCTTTCTCCGGCAGCACCCGCTATGTGTGGAATGCCGGAAAAAGGGCAAACTGACACCGGCTACAGTGGTGGATCATATTGTCCCACACCGGGGAGACCAGGAGCTGTTCTGGAATCAAACAAACTGGCAGCCCCTATGCAAGGACTGCCATGATCGGAAGACAGGTAGCGGGATGTGATCTCAACAAACTGGGATTTACTCTATCAATCCCTCATGCATCAGCATTCCAAGAACACGTGCCTCCCGCTCAAACATCATTCTGTTATATGGGGTTTCTTTCACGGCGAGATTTTGTCTTATTGCCGCCAAAGGTTCTGTAAACACCAGCTGATATGATTCTTTCGCCTCATAATCATCCAATTCCGGCGGAATCAGAGTATCCAGGGCATCGCACAGATAGTAGTAGTTGTCCTGAATAAAGCATTCTGTGGGGTCTCTGTCACTCCGCTGGATTCGATGGACATATCCATACTCCCTGATGGCTTCCGGAATAATGATCAATCCAGCTTCTTCCCTCGTCTCACGCATCATGGCTTCCACAGGAGTCTCACCCTTTTCTATGCCGCCTCCCGGGAATTTGTAGTAGCCATATTTCCGGCTGTGGATCATGGCGATTTTTCCTTTCCGTATGATGATGCTTCTTGCAGAGTTGCGCACAAAAGAATGGGTGCAATCGCCGTAATCCTTCTTATCCATCTCAAACAGTTTTCTCATTTGATTGATCCTCACAAAATCCCGGTTTGTCAAGCTGTATCACTCGATGCCATTATATCATTACTCTCTCAGGATTGCCATAGCGAGGATGAAAAACATGAAAAACCCGTTTTCTTTCCTCTTCCGTGCCCGCGACAAGCCCCAGGCCAGCGTCAGCTCCGCTCCGACGTTTTTCTTTGGCTCCAGCTGGTCCGGGAAGTCCGTCAATCCTCAATCTTCCATCCAGGTGTCCGCAGTCTATGCCTGTGTCCGCGTCATTGCGGAGGCCGTAGCATCTCTTCCCCTGGGCGTGTATGAGGACACGGCCTCCGGCACCAGGAAGGCCACAGAGCACCCGATGTATCGTCTGCTCCATGACGAGCCCAACCCGGAGATGACATCCTTTGTCATGCGGGAAGCCATGATGACACACCTGCTTCTGTGGGGGAACAGTTACAGCCAGATTATTCGGTCAGGGCGGAACAAGATCATCGGCTTGTACCCGCTGCTGCCGGATCACATGGATGTGGATCGGGACAGTAAAGGTGCGCTGATCTACACCTATTCCGACAGAGATGGCAACCAGATCAGGCTAGCTCCAGAGGATGTGCTGCATATTCCCGGCCTGAGCTTTGATGGGATTGTGGGCTACAGCCCCATCGCCCTCGAGCGGAACGCCATCGGCCTGGGGATTGCCGCAGAAGAGTATGGCAGCCGATTCTTCCAGAACGGTGCCCGCCCCAGCGGCGTTCTTACGCATCCGAACACGGTGAAGGATCCGGCGCGGCTGCGGGCCAGCTGGAACGCAGCGTATGGCGGCTCTTCCAACGGCAGCAAGGTGGCCATTCTGGAAGAGAACATGCACTTCACGCCGATCTCCATGCCGAACAACGAAGCGCAGTTTCTGGAAACGCGGAGGTTTCAGGTGGAGGAGATCTGCAGGATCTTCAAGGTCCCGCCGCACCTCATCGGCTGTCTGGAACGCTCAACCTTCAACAATATCGAGCACCAGTCCATCGATTTTGCGGTGCACACGATCCGCCCGTGGCTGGTGAGGATAGAGCAGGCTATGAACCGCGCCCTCTTCTCTGAACAGGAGAAGGGGCGTTTCTATGTGCAGTTCAACATTGACGGCCTGATGCGCGGTGACTACAAGAGCCGGATGGAGGGGTATGCTATTGGCCGGCAGAACGGTTGGTTCAGCGCTAATGATATCAGGGCCCTGGAAAACATGAACCCGATCCCTGCAGACGAGGGCGGCGACACCTACCTCATCAACGGCAACATGGTACCCATCGCACTGGCCGGCATCAACATCGCCGTTGCCGCGGCCATGACAGCCAGCCGGATGCAGGAAGAACCGGCGCCAGAAGAGGAAACCGCACCGTCGGAGCAAGAAGAGTCAAGTGAGGACAAACCGAAGGCATTGCCAACGGAACAAAGCACGGCGCAACCAAGGAAAAAGACAAGGAGGAAGACCGATGCCCCGTAAGTTCTGGAATTGGACAAAAGACGAGGACACGGGCCAGCGCGAGCTCTGGCTGGATGGCGTAATCGCCGAAGAAACCTGGTTTGACGATGAAATCACGCCGGCAATCTTCAAGGAAGAGCTGACCGCAGGGAACGGTCCCGTTATCCTGCACATCAACAGCCCGGGCGGCGATTGCATCGCAGCGAGCCAGATCTATACGATGCTGATGGATTACCCGGCGGATGTGATAGTGCAAATCGACGGGCTGGCGGCATCCGCGGCTTCTGTCATCGCGATGGCTGGGAATGTGGTGAGGATGAGCCCCACTGCGCTGATGATGGTCCACAACCCCTGGACTACCGCCATGGGAGACGCAGCCGAGATGCAGAAAGCAATTGCCCTGCTGGATGAGGTCAAGGAGAGCATCATCAACGCCTACGAGATCAAGACCGGCCTGAGCCGGACACGGATCGCCCACATCATGGACGCCGAGACATGGCTGAATGCCCACAAGGCAAAGGAGCTCGGCTTCTGTGACGAGGTGCTCTATGAGGGGGATGAAGAGAATAAGGAGGACACCGGCAGCAAACCGGAGTTCATTTTCTCGGCCAGGGCTGCTGCCACGGCGTTGATGAACAAGGTAATGAAAAAAGTGCCAAAGGCTGTGCTTGAGCCAGAGCATCCGCCCGATCCTGTTCCCGATCCCGCCCCTGCACCTATTCCCGACAATCGTGTGAAAGCGGCAGACCTTGAGAAAAGGCTGTCGCTTTTGAAGTGAGAAAAGG